CGACGGGGACGCTGGCCAGGCTGGTGGCGGCAGCGAAGAAGGCGCTGGGAGCGGGTGCACCCCCCTTCCCCCCGCAAGCGGGGGGCCAGGAGGGGGCGGGGGTGGAGGCAGAGGCGGGGGGGGAGGAAGAAGCGCAGGAGCAGGAGCAGGGGAAGGGGAAACGCAAGGGGAAGGAAGCAGCCCAGCCTACGCGGCGGACGGTGCGCCGGCGGGTGGTGACCAACTGTGTGGTGGTGGAAGACAAGATGGTCAAGGAGCCGGTGCGCATGCCGGGGTACGGGCGGCTGCCGTTCGTGAGATACCCGGGGATCTCGACGCCACTGGCCGACGAGAACGGGGCGCTGAGCGTGTTGTTCGCCATCACCGGGGGGACGCGGAAGAACGGGGCGGTGGGACTGGCGGCGGCGATGAACGAGCTGCTGGCGATGAAGCAGCGGATCATCGAGATGTTCGCGAACGGGGCGATTATGACAGACGACGAAAGCCTGACGTTGGACTTTACCCCAGGCTCGATCAACTATATTCGGAAGGGGGCGCAGTGGTCGTTCTTGATGCCGCCAGGCCCACACCCGGCGGTGGATCAGCAGATGGGGTTGATGGAGCGGATGGTGCAAGACGCCACGGTCAGCGCCTCGATGATGGGCCGGTACCAGGGGGACATGAGCGGCCTGATGATGAGCGCGATCAACAACCCGGTGCTGATGCGGATCGCGCACAGGCAGCAGGTGCGGGAGCGGGCCTACGAGGAGTTGAACGAGATCATCCTGCAGTTGACGGAGGAGTACGCGCCGGCGGATGGGTGGTACGTGTGGGGGGAGGACCGGCTGGGCGGGGTGTTGGAGTTGCGCTTGAAGCCGGCGGAGATCGGCGGGTATCACCGGAACCGGGTGGAGCTGAGCGCATCGCTGCCGAAGGATGAAGCGGGCGAGGTGATGTCGTTGGCCAACCTGGTGGGGCAGAAGCTGATCAGCCGGGAGACGTTCCTGGACCAGTTGCAGCGGATCAAGCACCTGGCGGGGCAGAGTCCACAGGATGAGATGAAGCGGATCCTGCGCGACCAGTTGTTGTTCGAGGGGCCGACGGCGGAGACGCTGGCGAAGGTGGTGCTGAGCGAATGGAGTGAGGAGCTGGCCACGGCGATGGGGCTGGGGCCGAAGCCGCCAGCGCCTCCGATGCCACCAATGCCACCGGGGATGGGGCCGGGTGGACCCGGGCCGGGTATGCCGCCAGGTCCTCCAGGAGCTCCGGGACAGGGGCCGATGATGGGGATGCCACCGGGCGTCGTTGCGCCGCAGGGTTTGCCCGAAGCAGTAGGGGCGGGCGGGCCGGAGGCGTTGGCGCGGATGATGGCGATGCAGGGTGAGCCGGTGCCGGGGATGGGTGAAGCAGGACCATGAGGAGTATCGTGCACGATGCGATGGCCGGGGCGCGGGAGATGATCGGCCAGGTGGTCACGGATCTGCGGCAGGAAGCGCAGTTGACGGACGACGAGGTGCTGGCCAGGTACGAGGGGCAGCGGGGGAATCCGTTCGCGATCATGCAGTTCGCGCAGCAGCAGGTACCGCAGGGTGGGGACGTGCTGGGTGAGGCGCTCAGGTACGAGGGGGAGATGGAGAAGTTGTGGCAGAAGCGAGTACCGAAGGCGCAGGGAGCGCCGGGAGGATAGGTGAGATGGCAGTCATAGAGGGAACAGGCGGTGGTGGGGCAGGGGTAGGCGCGACGCAGTGGCCGGTTGCGCCGGGCGGTGTGGGGTGGACCTATCCGCCGTACGGGGGGTATGGGTATACGCAGCCAACAGCGGTCGCGCCACAGCCGTACCGGCAGCCGGCCGGCCAGCAGCAACCGTGGGGCCAGCCGGGGGGCGGTGGTGGTGGCGGTGGAGGGGGAGGCGGGGGGGCGGCAGTGCCGGCGGCTCCGGTGACCTGGGGAGTGCCAGGCCAGCCGGGGCAATACAGTTGGTTGCCGTGGCAGGACTGGCAGCAGGCACCCTGGGCAAACGTGCCGACGGAGAGGGCACAGGAGGCCCAGGCATGGATGAATGTGGCACTTCCCTGGCTGCAGCAGCAGGCCCAGGGGCAGCAGTGGGGTCAGGAATTTGATTGGCGTCGTGCGCAGGATATCTTCAACCAGCAGTTCCAACAGGAGCAGTTCGCCCATCAGCAGGCGCAGGATGTGTGGGGACAGGGCATGCAGGCGCAGCAGCTGGCGGAGCAGGGGCGGCAGGCGAACATCGCGGCTTTCGGTAGACGCTGGTCCCCCCAAAGTCGCTGGATGTGAAATGCTTATTGCATAGGGGTATAAGATGAGCGGGAAGAGTACGAAGAGTCTCGAGGAGCGCTTCTGGGAGAAGGTGGATCGGCGCGGAGTGGATGAGTGCTGGCCATGGAAGAGCTGTCGTAGTCCACGTGGATATGGGTGCTTTCATTTGCATGGCCGGCGAGTTTCCGCCCACCGTCTGGCCTTCGAACTGGCCGGAGAGGTGATTCCTGCGGGTCTTTGTATCTGTCATCACTGTGACAATCGTGCGTGTTGTAACCCGGCACATCTGTTCGTGGGTTCGATCGCAGACAACGATGCTGATATGGTCAGAAAAGGGCGGAACGCTCTGCCACCGCACGTGCGGGGCGAGCAGCACGGTAGGAGTAAGTTGACAGAGATGCAGGTCAGGGAAATCCGGGCCAGGTACGAGAGGGGAAGTGCCACTTACAAGTCGGTGGCTCGTGAGTATGGGGTGACCCGTGAGTGCATCGGCGCTATCATCCGCAGAGAAGTGTGGGTCTGGGTGGAGTGAGGTAGATATGACGATGAAGGTTAGATGGGCTGTTGCGCTGATTGGCATGGCGTTGGTGATGGTCGTGCTGGCAGGTGTGTCCGGTGTGTCAGCAGGGATCGCGGATTCTCCCATCTCGCCGGTGGAAACGCCGGGGCTACTGCCCACTCGTGCGGGAGTACCCACGGGGTTTACGCCTACGCCGAGGGTGAGCATCGGGACTGGTCCGGAGCCAGTGGCCACCCAGGAGGTCAGGGGCACGCCCGAGCCGGCACCGAGCGCGACGCCGGTTGTGTTGCTGCCGGATACGGGAGCGGAGCTAGAGGGTAACTGATGCCAACGAACGCAGTGCGCGAGCGGGAGCGACGGTTAGAAGAACAGGAGCGGCAGCGGGGACGGCCAACGCCAGCGCCGGCGGCTGCGCCGGCGGCAGGACGGGGGCAGTGGTGGCGCCAGCCTGAACCTGCAGCGGCTGCGCCGGTGGCGGCACCTGCGGCTGCACCTGCACGTGCGCCCTCGCGGGGCAGGCCGTGGATGGACGTCGGGGTGGGGCCCTGGGGCCCGGCACCGCTAGGGCCGGTGGTGGTGGCGCCGGCGCCGTCGCCTCTGGCAGCCAGGGGGCCGATGCTGCCGACTGTGCTACGGCCGGCGGAGGAGGAGCGCGGGTTGCCGACGTTGCCGGGGGCGACGGCAGTGGCGCGAGGCCTGCGGCGTTGGGGCCCGGTGACGGCGATGGAGACGGCGGCTCAGCGGATCGGGGAGGCGTGGCGGAAGGTGGTAGCGCCACGCGAGGCGGGGATGTTGGGGGCGGTGCTGGAGCGGGGAATGGGAGAGGCGCAACCCAGCCGGCCGCGCTCGTTCGCGGAGATGATGGCAGGTCCGACGATGCTGGCGATGGGGGCAGGGCCCAGCGCGACGGCGGCGGCCGGGGCGGCGGGACAGCCGGCAGGTCCACGGCCGGAGATGGTGGGACAGATCCTCGGCGGGGCGGCGGGACGGCTGGGTGAGGTGGCGGGCGCGGCCTGGCAGACGGCGCGCCAGGTGCCGGTGCTGGGGACGGCGGTGCGTGGGGTGGAGGCAGCAGGGGCGACGGGGATCGAGGTGCTGAGTACGCCGGCGAAGGCAGTGGAGGAGATGCTGGGGAAGGCGGGGCAGACGATGCCCGGCGGGATGGGGTTGCCGCCACTGACGCCGGCCCGGCAGATGACGGCGGAGCAGCAGGCGGAAGCGCAGAAGATCAGCGAGCAGACGAACATCCCCCTGTACGTGGCACAGCAAGGGGTGCTGGCCGCGGCGCGCCGGGGAGCGCAAAGCCTGCGGGAGTACTCAGCTGAGCGGTACGGGCAGGGGGCGCAGGTGGAGCAGGCGCTGGGGCGGGTGGCGTACGGGTTGGGGTACTCGAGCCACGAGGCACAGGTGGCAGGGCTGGACCGGCTGATGGCGGGGGAGGATCTGAACGACGTGACGTCGGGCCGGCAGGTGAACGTGATGCAGCCGACGCCGGAGGATATGCAGGCGTTCCGGTCGTACGTGGAGGGGATCCGGCAGCGGGATGGGGAGGACGCGGCAGCGGCGGCAGCGCAACAGGTGCAGCAGACGGGGATGATCCCGGGGCAGAGTGACACGTGGAACGAGCTGATCTTCCAGGTGGGGCTCGACCCATTGAACTTGTTGGACATCGGGGCGTGGCAGAGAGGGGCGCAGTTGCGCCAGGCACGGGCGGCGGCCAGGTTCGCGGGTGCGGCGCAGGTAGCAGAGGTGGCGGGCGACGTGGCGCAGTACGCGGACGAGGTGGCGGACGGGGCGCGGCTGGTGCTCGATCACTCGGACGAGGCGGCGCAGGCGGTGGGACGGGCGGACGCGGGGCAGGGCTCGTGGCTGAGTAAGCTGTGGGAGAAGTATAACCCGTTCGCGGCGACACCTCGGGCGGCAGCAGAGACGATGGCCGGGACGGCGTACCAGGTGGTGACGCCGGCGATCATGCAGGTGGAGAGCGCGGACGAGGCACGGGCGATGGTGCGGGCGATGGTGGAGAATCCGCAGGCGCTGACGGGAACGCTGGGCAACGTGCCATTGAGCCAGGCGGCGCGGGATGCACGGCCGTTGCTGGCGCAGGTGGTGGGTGACCTGGATGACGCGAAGAAGTTCCCCAGCCTGGTGGGGCCATTCGACCGTTTCGCATTCCTGGCCGACCTGGACACGGCGATGGCGGAGCGGGCGCTGGAGATGACGGGGGCCTCGGAGGAGGTGACCAGCGGGTACCAGCGATTTGCGAATGGGTTCCGCTCGACGATGAGCGAGTACTACCTGCGCACACCCGGGTACGCGATCCGCAACGCAGCGGGCGACCTGATGACGATGGCGTGGGACGGGGTGGCCACCCTGGACGGGCGGGGGGCGATTGACGACTTTATGACGCGGTTCGGGCCGACGACACGGCGGGTGAGTGAGGCAGCGGCGGCCGGGGCAGAAGCGGAGATCGCGGGCAGTAAGCTGCCGGGGTTGTTGGGCGAGGCCTCCGGGCAGCTGGGTAAGTGGATTGGAAGCCAGGAAGAGGGGCGGTACACACGGGCGTTCTACGCTGGCCTGAAGAAGGCGGTATCGCAGGTGTGGGCGCCGGCGTTGCCGGAAGAGCTGGCCAGTATGCTGGACGCGAATACGGTGCGGGCGCTGGAGGCGCGGCTGGCGCAGGGGATGAACGCGGACGAGTTCGTGGACGCGGTGCGCGCCGCGACGGGGCCGAAGCCGGTGCTAAACCTGGCGACGCTATTGGAGAACCCGGACGATCTGAGTGTGGGGATGCGCCTGTTCCTGGAGGGGGAGTTAGGGAAGGTCGAGGACATTGACGAGATAGACGAGGTGGTGGACAGCGCACGGGTGCTGGTGCAGGACAACGCGGGGCGGGCTTTTGCCGCAGACCCTACACCTCCAGGGCGTAGGATATGGAGCGACGTGGAGGCGGTGCAGGATCTGCGGGAGGAGCAAGGCTACCTGGACGGGATAGGGCGGATGCTGGGGGTGGAGGAGGCGGAGATCGCGCAGACGCAACAGCACCTGGCGGACGCGCTCGCGCCGGGGGAGGCAGGGATCCGGGAGGCGGAGGAGACGCTGGCCGCGACGGTGGGCGGGCAGTTCGACGAGAACCAGGCGACGTTGGTGCGGCAGGTGCGGGCAGAGACGGGGCGGATGAAGATGGAGGCACGCGCCTCGGCGGACTGGCTGAGGGCTGATGCCTGGCGGCGGGTACGGGAAGGGGAAGATGCGGGGGTGATCTGGCCGAGCTACTTCCAGATGGTGGAGAAGGTGCACGCGGACAACCAGGCGCAGGTGTTGGCCAGGCTGGAGGATGGAATCCAGCAGGTGCAGCGCCTGCAGGCGGGGGAGACGCTGGAGATGGTGACCGGGCGAGGGACGCGGCAGATCGTGGAGGAGAGCCTGGCGCAGTTACGGGCGCTGGCCGGGGACGTGGCCGGCAGGCAGGAGCGCTTACGGCGGATGGGGCTGGAGGATTTCGTTAACTTCGATGAGATGCTGGACGCGCAACGGTTGACGGTGGACACGGCGGAGGCGGAAGCCTGGCGGATGATGGGGATGAATCCGAACCGGGACGGGCTGGACGTCGTGATGAGTACACAGGACGCGGTGGACCGGATGGCGCGGGGGACGGCGGAGGAGATGGCGCGCGTACGGGAGATGATGCTGCACGGGCGGATCAACAAGAAGAAGTACGCGGAGATCGGGCAGGAGCTGTGGCAGGGCTTCTTCCGGGACGCGAGCCAGGGGTGGGACCTGGCACGGTGGGAGTTGGCGCAGTTGCCGCTAAGCCCTGGGGCGCAGAGCCGGGCCTTGCAGGCGCTGGGCTGGCCGGTGGAGGAGGCGGGGCGGCTGGGAGCGGAGGAGATCAAGGCGGTGCTGGGGGGGAACGTGCATTGGGATATGTTGATGAACGCGCCGGCGATGCCGATCGAAGAAGCGATGCGCGGGACGCTAGTAGACGTGGCGCAGCAGGCGGGGTTGGACCTGACGCGCTCGGCGGACTGGGGAGTGGACGAGTGGCAGCAGGTGCAGGCGCAGGCGCGGACGTTGGCAGATCAGGCGGGGACGCGGGCGAGTATGCCGGGGCGGATGGGGATGGGGGCGATCGAGGAGGCGGCGGCCGCGGCGGAGGTAGCGCCGCAGACGGTGCGGCAGGGGATGACGTTGCAGTGGCCACAATCTGTGGACGACGTGGCGCGCTCGGTGGGGGTCCGTCCACAGGGAGCGTCCATCGAGGATTGGCAGGAGGTGGCGACGTACGCCCGGCAGCGGGTGGATGAGCTCGCGGAGGTACCGGATCAGGCGCAGCGGTGGGTGGAGGTGGCGACCGAAGCGGAGCGGCGGGCGGAGGGAAGCCGGCCGGTGATCCAGGCGCCGGGGATGTACGACGCGGCCGGGTTCCCGACGGCACGGGAAGCACCACGGATGACGCCGCCGGCGCGGATCGTGGAGCGGGCTGAGGCGATGGTGCCGGAGGCGGAGCGGGTCGGGCGAGGGCGGGCGCTGGTGGGGTTCGAGCAGCGGGAGGCGACGCTGGCCGACCGCTACGCCGACATCGAGGAGATGGCCCGGGCGCGGGGTGGATTGCTGCAGGACGGCCGGCGCTTGGGCGAGACGGTGGACGTGCCGGTGGGGGTGGTGAAGGCGACGACGGAACGGGCGGCCGGGATGTACGGGGTGAACCTGCTGGACGAGCAGAACCAGGTGGTCCGGACGTACTGGTACGATAACTGGGCGGATGCCCGGCGCGCCCGGGACGAGGCGCGGTCGATCGTCGAGGCGGGGACGCAGGGCCAGAAGGCGATGGTGGACACGGCCTGGTCGGCCTGGCACACGGACGACGTCGCCCGGGCGGACCGGCGAGCAGCGGCAGCCGGCGGATACGGGATGCCTCCTACGCTAGCGGATATGGCAGCGTTGACGACAGAGCGGGAGCTGGCAGCGCTGGAGGACGTGCGCACGTGGGGGCGGACGGAGTGGGCGGTGGCGGGAGAGGCGGCGCCGGTACCTCCGCAGGTGCAGGCGCAGCTGGAGCGGTGGGCGAAGACGGACCTGGCGCGGCAGTGGGCGGAGGCGCGCACGACGGCGGTGGATATGGCACGGCAGGGAGCAGACTTTGCGAACCTGGATTACGCCGGCGGGCGGAAGCGCTTCGACACCTGGCTGAGCACGGTGTGCCCGTACTCGTATTGGATGACCAGGTCGGCGAGGAACTGGGCGTTGCGGGCAGCGGAACGGCCGGGGGTGATCGCGCAGTACGTGCGGTACCAACAGGCAATCGAGCGGACGAGCGCAGAGCGGGGCTACCGGGCACGGTTCGAGGGGATGGTGGAGGTGCCGGTGAAGGGGATGCCGGCCTGGACGGGGCAGGCGCTGTTCTTCGATCCGTCGCGGTTGCTGTTGCCCTTCTCGCAGTTGCCGGGGATGGGGACGGAGATCGAGGATCAGGAGCCGGCGCGCAACCTGGTGGAGATGGCGTACCGGGTGGGGCAGAAGTTTGGGTTGAGGCCCTACGGGTTCATCGAGTGGCCACTGCAATACTTTAACTGGATCGGGAAGCGGGAAGAGATGGGGTTCGTGTTGCCACACACGGGGGCGATCCAGGCGGCGACGGCAGCGGCCGGGATCGGCGCGCCGGGTGGGGTGAACATCGAGGCGCCGGTGAGACGGATGGTGGGGATGCCGGAACAGGAACCGTACCAGGCGTACCGGGTGAACCGGATGCTGGCGAACATGTCCGCGGACAACCCGGAGATTTCGCAGGATGCACTCCGAGCGCAGGAGTTGCAGCGATTGGTGGAGGCGGGGCAGTTGCGCTTGAACGAGGCGATGGGCTGGGAGAGCGGGCGGGCAGGTCCACCGGTGGCCAGCGAGGCGGTATTGCGAATCGCGCGGGACCAGGGCTGGTCGGAGCCGCAGGTGTTGCAGGCGCAGACGTTGCTGCAGACGGCGGTGCAGCGGGCGGGGTTGGAGCGCGGGTTGCGGGCGGGGTCGTCCTTCGCGGGTGGGGTGACGCTGGCGATGTTCCCCAGTGGTGAGCGCAGGCAGCTCGAGCTGGAGCGGGAGCAACGGGGGACGCAGTACTCGCCGTTGACGGGGCTGGGCAGCCGGGCGGGGTTGGAAGCGTGGCGGGCGGCGCATCCGGAGACGGTACCGCGACGGCTGGCCGGGAGTGCATTGCCCGGGGCGGCGGAGTTCACGGGGACGACGCCGGGTGAGCAGGCACGCTACAACGAGTATCGGGCGCAGCGGGATCGCATCCAGGGGGAATACGCGCAGGAGATGGACGATCTGGCACGGCGGGAGCCGTGGAACCGGGCGGGCATTCAGGAACTGCAGGATCAGCAGCGGGCGCAGTTGGAGCAATTGCGCGACCGGATGGGGTTGACGGAGCAGGCGGAGGAGGGGGCAGGCTACCAACCGCGCAGTGTGTACGGGGCCCGGCCGGAAGAGGCGACGGCGATCCGGCAGCAAGAGGTGCTGGGGGCGGTGAGCGGGGCGATGCCACGGGTGGCGCAGTTCGCAGGTGCGAACGGGCAGCCGGACTATGATGCGTACAATGCGGCGGTGGCGACGTTCTTCCAGGAGCTGCCGGCGCGGATGGAAGGGAACGCGGCGCTGGTGGCCATCGCCGGGAAGATGGGGGCGACGCCGGCGGAACTGCTGGCGGGGGTGGACCAGGCCGCGGTGACGTCGTACTGGCGCAGGAACGACCGGCCGACGCAGGCCGCGCAGCGGGTGTGGGAGGAGACGGTCTATCGCCCGGCGTGGGAGGCCTACCGGACGGCGGTCGACGGGGGGATGGAGAAGGGGAAGGCCTACCAGACGACGGTCGAGGCGGCGGGGCAGGTGAAGGCGGGCGACCTGGTGGCGCAGATCGAGGAGATGTACCCGGGTCGCTGGACGGCGGATGAGCTGAGGACAGCGCTGAAGGGAATGACGTTCCCGGGGGTGGCGGAAGCGACGACGATGCGCAAGCCGCCGGAGGAGCGGGCGCTGGCGGAGGCGTCGTCGGCGTTCTGGGATTTCTTGAACGAGCAACTTCCACCTGGCCGGATGGGACAGGGGGCGCGCGAGAATACGCTGGTGAAGCTGGCGCTCGATGCGGAGACGCGGGGGACGGCGACGGCGGAGCAGTATCAGAAAGCACTCGAGTGGCTGGAGCAGTGGCGGGCAGAGAACGAGGACCCGGACAAGTGGCTGACGGCAGCGGATTGGACGCAGGCGCGCGAGCAGAACGATGCGTTCAACGCGGCGGTGAAGGAGCAGGTGGGGGAGAACGTGCAGGATTTGCTCGACCGGTATTATGCGCTGTCCTCCGGAGAGCGGAAGACGT